TTACTATGTTAATCTACCTAGTTCTAATACCTAACGGTAGAATAACTAGGATTAGAGTAGCTAGCTTCAGGTATAATTGAGTGTAGTTGTTTGAGTTCAATGAGATATTGGTTCCAAGAAAAATCCATGTGGCTCACAAATTATCACTTCTCACCGCGAACTTCTGCGTATAAAGTTGTCGCAGAAGATTCTGCGGTAAGTTGAGATAAATATCAATTCTGTCTGGAATCATCTGATTCTCCTTCTTTTTTCCTGCAATTACATCCTTTTCAGTCCTGGGTCTTGAATAAACATTTATTTGGCTTATAAGACCACTAATTAATTCATAAAGTTGTTCTCTATCTTTCAAAATAGTATCTAGTGATTTACTATATCTTTCAGCGTAAAGCGGTAAACTAGCCTCATATCCCTTTGAAAGCATGACCTCACTCAACTTGAAGTCAATCTCATCTATTTTTATTTTGTACTCCTTCTCTTTTATAAATAGGTCATCCAATTTCTTCTGTAGTGTGGGTGTATCTATTGCCCCAAGTTCATGCTGGTCTTTTAAGTTTTGTCTTCTTTGGGGCAAAGCATTTAATAGTCCTTCATAATGCTTTTTAGTCTTTTTTAGCTGTTCTGTAGCCTTCTTACTGGACTCTAATTGCCGTTGATAGTCATATACAGCTTTAGGGTTACTTAATAGCTGTTTTACAAAGTTAATGACATATTCTTCTAGAGGTTCAGCAGGAATTGCTACCACTGGACATACAAATGAAAACTTCTTACTGTTTTTACGATTACATTGGTACTTATAAGAATATCTATCTGGATTGCTGCTAATCTTGTCTCGCACACCAGTCCAAGTCATCATTTGAGGTTCAGACTGATTAGCTTCACTTTTACAGTGGTCACACTTTAGAAGGCTAGATAATAGATAAATGTGGTTTTCTGGCTTTTTTTGAGTTAATACCTTCCTATCAGAAAGCTGTTGTAACTTTTGTTGTGCTAATTCAAACTCGTACTTAAAGATTATTGCCTCATGTCTATGAGAAGATAACTTCCATTCGCTTTTGGGAAGTTTTTTAGCTCTGTGGGATTTATCATAATAAAGAATACCTGTATATGTTTCATCTCTTAAAATATCTTTTATTCTTTCGTATCTCCAAAAGTGAGGACTGTTAATCTTCTTGCTAACACCCTTCATTTTTTTATGCTTTATAGCAGAAGCATCTGGGCTTAAAACCTCCTCCTTGGTCAAAATATCAGCAATTCTTTGTGGACTAACATTTTCAATTGTAAAAAGAGTAAAGATTCTCCTAATAACATCTGCTTCTTCTTGGAGGATTCTTAAATGTCCATTTTCATCTTTTTCATATCCATAAACAGGATGTGAACCCATAAAAACACCACTTAAATTAGCCTGCTCTCGTCCTTTTTGGGTTCTTTCTTTAATAGCTTCTAATTCAAGCTCTGCTATAACTCCCATAATGCCTAGCATAGCTCTACCAAAAGGAGTTGAGGTATCTATAGACTCATTTGCAGAAAGGAACTCTATACTGAACTCTTCAAAGAAGTTTAGAATATCCATTAAAACTCGCAATTTTCTGGCAAACCTATCAATTCTATAAACGGCTATTAAATCAAAAGGCTTCTGACCTTGTGCATTAAGTACATCTTCCTTTAGCTGGATAAATGCAGGACGCTCGTCCATTTTAGTCGTTCCACTCACACCATCATCAACATACTCATAGACTTTCCCTGCAAGCACCATTTTATCCCTACCATCTGGGAACTGGCCTTTGGACTTAATAAGTCCTTCTATGGCAGCTCTTTGAGCATCTAGGCCATATTTATCAGCTTGGTCGTCAGTAGAAACACGAAGATACAGAGCAACTCTTAATTGAACTTCTTCCTTATCATTTACCATATCAGTTAATGTCTAGTTCTTGGTAACTAATCCCTAATAGCAAGAAATATAGATATTAGTAATAATATAGCAGATATTGAGTGATACTTAAACAAGAGTTTAGGGAGAGTTCTTTACTAAATCGCGACATCTGTCGCAATTATTTTATTTTCAGAAGTTTGACTCTATTTATTATAACATTTCAGGAAACACTTGGGATAGAAGGAATATAGTCACTATATTTCTTAACTATTTCAGCTATAGTTTTTGTGGGTATTTCTTCTTTTATTTCTCTCTCAATCCTATCTGCCATATCTTCTGTATTTTTTACAGGTGAATTATCTCTCCAACCAAAGCGAGCTTTCATGGTAAATATCCAAATTGAAGGTCTAAATCTTTTAATTTTTCCCATAGTTGCCTTTATGCCTATTTCTTCCCAATAATGGAGGCTTTTCATCTCCCCAATCTTTATAGTGTCGGAAAACTCTGGATATCGTCTACACCATTCATAGAATGTATCTCTAGAAATGCCTAATCTGCCTGCTACGGATAGTTTGGAATGACCTTTTGACATCATCTTGATAGCAATATCACAAAACTTGGAATCATATTTAGAAGGTCTACCCATACATACATTATAACTTTTTCTAGGCATTAAGTACTTCAAGCCAAAACTTCTTTTGTTTTTCAGTCATTCTTTTCTTTTTGTTCTGTAGTTGTTCTATAAAGTCATAAAACAGAAGTGAAATAATGCTTTTAATAGCATACCCATTGGCTTCAATTGTCCCCACCATTTTTTTCAGCTTTTTCAGTATCTAAATCTAGGTATAAATTACGGTTCTTCTTCCTCCCATTCTTTCCTAGCATTAAATCTCTAATAAATAATTCGTGTCCATAGTCCTGAACCATCATTCCATGCTTTACCTTGTTGTGAAACCGTAATAACACACCTCTTCTAACAGTTCTATTTGATTGGGATGCTTTTACAGCTTCAAGGATTTTGGATAAGATGTTTTGAATATCTTCTCTACTCATATTGGCTACAGAAGCTATTTTTTCTATAGGAGCTAGGTGGAGCTTTTTAATTAAACCATTGGCTGTTTTGACTCTTGCTATATCTTTTAGAATCTCAACAATTTGTCTATTAGTAGCACTTCCAAGTAACATATACTCCCACACATCACCATATGCTTTAGTTGGATTGCTTCTGGTTTGAGTTGCACCTATCCACATAGCTAAATCCTCTGTAGAGGATATTAACTCTTCTGTAATACGAAGAATCAACACCTTTTTCACTTGCTCATCACTGGTGCTGACTAGCTTCTCCAAGTAGGTATGAGCAGTAACTATACGCACTTTCCAAGCAAATCTTTGATGATTTTTAAGGAAGGTTATTGTATTTGCCATAAATGGATTATAAGCCATTTGTATTATCCTTGTTGCAAACTCTTGTGTTTCCTGAAATAATATAAATATGGAAACAAATGATACTAATCAATCTGTAAATCCTACTCAAACTACTGTTCAACCCACTCAATACCCTATTAATAACCAAAGAGGTAATCTTCCAATTATTTTAGGGATTATTATTTTACTTCTTGTTGTAGGTGGAGGGGCTTATTATTTAGGTATGCAAAATAATATATCTACAGTAACAACTCAACCAAATATACCAACACCCACTACACCTGCGGTAAATCAGGAAGTACTTCCATCAACTCCTCCTATTATCGTTGCTACTGACTGGGAAACATATAAAAATGCAAAATACAGTTTTGAATTACATCATCCTGCAAACAGTACAGTTGAAGTTCGTACAAATGGTGGAGTTAACCCATACCAATATATTCGTATTCAAAACTATACTGACCAAGATGTAAATAAAAATAACGGAAGATTAGTAGCTGGACAGTATTATTTAGAAATATCTTTATATGACCATCAGCTAGGTCAAAAGAATACTGAAACCTGTCCAGAGAGTTTAGCAAATCCTAAAAAGGTGGATTTGGGTGGAGGTGCAACAGCATATAGAGGAAATGGGCTGGGTGGAGGCGATTCAGCTCCCTATATTTATGCAGTATGTGCCACTAAACCAAATGTAGATTATTATATTCAAGCAAGCGAGAACTTTGATACTGTTGCAAGTAAAATAATAGACTCCATCAAGTTTACCAACTAATACATTCACATTCAGATATCTATTCTGTTAACTAAATATTCAATTGACGAGTTTGAGAATGCAATTTGTGAAGAACTTCTGTATTTTTAGATTCAATTGATGTTATATTGACTTTGAGTGACTTCACTGGTGATAATTGTGAGTTCGGAAAGACGATTTCCTTCTCTGGATATACTAACATCGTACCAGGGGTCATTTCTCTTTCCAAAACTTCCAGTACTGTTGGCATTTCTGATTCTTTGACTGGCTTTACTTCTCTTCTGACTTGCATTCATTCCTATTCTACCAATTTTTCGGTCTAATTGGTAATGTGAGAAAACTAATCTAAACTTATCATAGTACTCACTGGGTATAATATAATCACTAGGTAGTTCTCGGTGAGAATCTATTTCTGACTACATTTGACTTTTTGGACGCAAAATCGTTGATTAGCTTGAAAACAGGCTATAATCATGAGTTCGAAAAGACTAAAATAAGTGCCTTGAAACATTCCTAAAAATTAGCTTCAGTTATTTAAGGAGATATCTGATTAGATATATTATATCAGTCTAATTTAGGAGTTCGAATACACTCAAGCAATAGCCTACTTAATCTATAAAAATGAAGTATAAAGATATTTCAAAAGACTGGAAAATAGCGGGAATATATTTTCTTTTATATACCATAATCTCAGTTTTAATAGGTACTGCGTATACATTAATTGTGGTTCATGGTGTAAGCGCTTTGCGATTAAATGTACCGTCACTTATTGGTGGGATAGCTAGTATACTCTTCCCTTTAACTCTTATATGGATAGGGACAAAATTTAGCTCCTTATACATAACCAAAAAATTCACTTTAGAAAAAATAAATTCTATTGTTAAATGGGCAACAGGATATTACATAGCCCTTGATTTAGTATTTCTTCTCCGAGATTTTCTAATAACAGACATCAATGGGATTCCCATAGTTAGAAATTATCCTTTAAATATTGCAACCACTTTGATTAGCACATTTGTATTTTATTACTTAACCATGAGATATCTTAGAGAAGCCAAACAAAGAGCTCAAGCAGATAATAACTCATAATTCATGTTATATTGTTGAAAACTATTCGCCAATCTTTAATTGTTTGAAGAAATTCGTCAATGATTGAGTTCGTAAGAATAGAATCACAGTTCACTATCTTTCGCTAAAGCTACAGACAGCAAGCCATGTATCAGCTCATATAGTTCCTATTTCCTCAAATGCTTTCTCTAGAGATTTACCATATTTTTCTGCATATAGTTTCAAACTAGCTTCATATAATTTATAGGAAACATCAACCCGTAGTTACCAGCATAATGCTATATAAGACTACTTCATAATACAATTTTCTCTTGACATTATGTGTAGTGTAGTGTAAAGTAGTGTCATATGGATAACTTATTACAAAAGCTTGAAGCTAAAAAGCAGCGGTTAGACAGCTATAAACCTCTCCAAAATGAGCTAATCAAAAATCTTCAAGAATGGTTTAGAGTTGAGCTAACTTATACATCAAACGCGATAGAAGGAAATACTCTTACTCGGCAAGAGACAGCCATGGTGATTGAAGAAGGTTTAACGGTACAAGGAAAAAGCCTGACAGAGCATCAAGAAGCAATTAATCATGCGGAAGCATTTGACTTTATACAAACGTTAGTAGAAAAGAAAAGACAAGAATTAACTACCAAGGATATATTGGACATTCATAGCATTATCCTGAGTAAAATAGATGATTCCAATAGAGGAAGGTATCGAAACGTAGCCGTTAGGCTAAGAGGGTCTGAGACTATTCTTCCTAATGCGCTGAAAGTACCAGAGTTAATGGATGAGTTTCTATCATGGCTCCAAAGTGATAATCTCGATAATCCAATTAAGATTGCAGCTGATGCTCACTTTAAACTAGTGAGTATTCATCCTTTTGTTGATGGTAATGGTAGAACTGCACGACTACTGATGAATTTGATCCTTATGCAAGTTGGATACCCTCCAGCAATTATTCGTAAAGAAGACCGAAGCACCTATATTAATTCTCTTGAAAAAGGTCAAACTAAGGGTGATTTTACTGACTACCATACATTGATATTTGAGGCTATTGACCGTTCGTTAGATATCTATCTTGAAGCAGTTGAGCCAGAAAGAGCTAATATACTGGAACCAACTCCAGAACAACGTTTCTATACCACGGAGGAAGTAGCAAAATTATTACAAGTTGATCCAGAAACTGTCAGAAGATATGTTAGAGCGGGTGATCTACGAGCAGTTAAACTCGGTGGTAAATTTATTCGAATTGATAAAGCTGATCTAAACACATTTATCGAAAACCTCAAGAAGTAATTTTCTCCTAGTTTATAAAATTAATTTTTCAGGATTTACTGCAAGTAAACCTATAGTTGTGTGAATTTGAGAGATTTTGGTATACTGTAAGGGTCTAGACAAGATTAGACGCCATTAGGTGTTAGAATAGATTGTCTAGACAATGCAAAACAGATATTTAAAAAAGACACATATTTCAGAACGGAAATTTAGGCAAGTTTTAAAGTGTTTCTGTCATGATTATACAGCAACAGTGACATCAGAGGTAAGTGGTATATCAAGGAATTCAGTGAACGCCTTGTACGCCAAATTCAGAACCAGGATATTGGAATTGTCCAAGCCTAATGGTGGTTTGGATGGTGAGGTTGAGGTAGATGAATCATACTTTGGAGCCAGAAGAGTGAGGGGTAAAAGAGGCAGAGGTGCTCAAGGGAAAGTACCAGTAATTGGACTGTTAAAAAGACAGGGGAAAGTGTATACCCAAGTAGTTAAGAACTGTACCAAGGAGAGTTTAATGCCCATTTTGAAGGGTAAAATCTTAGAAAATACTACAGTCTACACTGATGGATGGAAAAGCTATGATGGGTTAATCCTGTCAGGCTACAAGCATTACCGGATTCACCATAGTGAGAATGAGTTTGCTAGAGGTAAAAACCATGTCAATGGGATTGAGTCATTTTGGTCATATACAAAGAGGCGAATGAATAAATTTAATGGTATCCACAAAACTAAATTCCTTCTCCATTTAAAAGAATCTGAATTCCGCTTTAACAACAAAGGTGGTAGTATGTATAAAGTCTTACTGAAAAACTTTAGGAAAAACCCGCTCTAAAGTTGTCTAGACCCACTGTAAATATATTTATGAAACCTAACCAAGACAATTTAGACCCGAAAATAGTGACTTAAATAAAAGAGGCTCGTGAACAAAAAAAATTAACCCAGGATGAAGTGGAACAAATGTCTAATATGACGTCTCCTTACTACACCATGATTGATCATATTCATCCCTCCCTGTTTTTAGAATAAACTCATTTCTAGTAGTTTGCAAGTAGTTTTTCCGGAGTTCGAATCTATATAACCCCGGGGTTAGAATCGGGTTACCAAGGTTTTTAACTTTTACAAGCTTCTTATTTGTATTTTACAGCCTACATAAGTATAATCAGCTTCGTCAGAAACCAAGTCTGACCAAGAACTACCCAATGATTATATCATCCCTAGTGAGTATTATGATAAATACAGACTAGTGTTTTCCCATTATCATTTAGACAAGAAAATTGGTAGAATTGGGATGAATGGCAGACAAAAGCAAAAAAGATATACAAACAATCAAGTTTTCCGAAGCAATCCAACTTTTAGCTCCCCAAACTAAAAAGCATGGTGTACAAAATGAGGAGGATTTGCCTACCGTAATAGAGGTTTTAGAACGAGAATTGAGGCTAGGAACAGTATTGGTCTATAGGGCAAAGGATATAATCTTCAAAAATGCCGCTCAATCTGCTGTAAAATCTTTAGGGGTTACAATTTCCTCAATGGAATCACAAGATATGGCGGTTTTACACAGGCTACACTCGCAAACTCGTTCAGTATAGTATTAGTTAGCTAATACCTTTTTATCCGTACCATCAGCCTTAACGCTTACTAGATTGCCGTTTGCGTTATAGATAAGTCTTGAATTGTCAGGTAACCAAGCTCTATATCCAACACCAGCCCAATTACTTGTGAACTCATCAAGAGTTAAAGTTTTACCTGTTTTGAGATTGTATATTGATAACTTCTCATTCATTACATCAGCAAACATTGTTGAATCTGGTGACCATGTAACTCCATTTAATATCCCAGAAGGCCCTCCGCCACTTTTAAGCTCTATTTTTACATTCGGGACAGGATAAGAATTAGGTTCAATGGAGAATAAATTATCTCCCAACTGAACATATCTACCATTTGGTGACCATACAGGTTGTATATTTCCATACCCACAAGAACCAGTATTTACAGGTTTATCCATCTTCCTTGCGGTGGATAAGTCATTGTTTTTACTATCAAAAACAAATGTGTAACAAGTGTCATAATCCTCTTGTCCAGATGAAGGAAGATTTGCAATTATGGCAAGATTTGTATTATCAGGCGACCACAAATAAGTATAGACACTACCGCCTTGTATTAACTTCTGTAAGCCGCTAATTACTCTGCTTTCCCCTGTTTGTAGGTTTCGTATAGTAAGTGTATCAGACTGCTCATTTTTATCGGTAATTATAGCTTTATCAAGATGAGGAGAAATGTTACGCAGTGATACTCCGTTTATGGGAATGGTTCGTTTTGTACTAATATTATACTTTTTTACTATTCCCTTATCATCAGAGAATAAAACCTCTTGACCATCTTTACTCCATTTAGGTAAATCATAAGGAGTTTGCCAGTCTGACCTTCCAAACTTTCCAATTACTGTTTTTTGTTTCGTTGGTACATCATAGAGAATAATATCTCCCTCTGCAAATCCACCACTTGCGTGAGCTTCTTTAATAAAAGGCAACATACCTTGTTCTTTTGAAGGGATGTACTTGTGATAAACAACACTATTACCATCTGGTGACCAAACAAAGTCAAGTACAGGAGCATCATCAATTAGTCTTACAGGCTGATTATTCTCAATTGTCCATAATTCACCGATTCTCGTTAAGCCTCCCCAGTCACCTGTATTTACGGATTTTTCTTTCAAAAAACCTACTCTGCCGTTTTGAGAGATAAAAACATAAGCAATAGTTCCATTTTCACTTAATGAAAGGTTTTGATTATTTATTGGAGCTTGTGATGGATTCGTTTGATTGGTGGCTGGTTGATTAGAGATAATCTTTCTTGAATTAAGGAAATAATATCCCCCAGCAACGACACCAACTAAAATAAGAGCGACAATTCCAATAATTAAAATAAGGCCCCCTCTTTGATTTTTTACTGGGTGTTCTGGCATGGATGCAGAAGTAGAAATAGAAGGTGGATTTACAGGCTGATTACTATTATTCGTATCCATATTATCAGTATTTCAAGAATAGAGCTAAAATGCAACGGCTTTTTCAGTATAATTAAAGTATGGTGATAGGCAGACCTACAAAGTATAATCAATCCTTTTGTGACGTAGTTATCAGGTTGATGAAAAAAGGCCACTCAAAGCTCTTTGTAGCTGGTAAATTAGGCATTTCTAGAGATACGTTGTATGAATGGTGCAGGAAGTATCCAGAGTTTTCCGACACTATAAAAGCAGGAGAGATGATGAGCTATGCATATTGGGAAGATTTAGGCATGAGAGGGATGATGGGAAAAGTAAAAGGGTTTAGACCATCTCTTTGGATTTTTACTATGAAAGCTAGATTTGGCTGGAGAGATAATGCACCTATTAAAACGTCAGATGACGAGATGGATAGGCTTGAAAGAGAATTGGCTGAAAAAGAAAGAGCAGATAAAAGGCCGCCCACTATTGCAGAAATAGTAGAAAAATACAGTCACATTGATACTACCTTTCCACCTGCACTAATTTCCTAGCTTCATTTTGTGGATAAAAATTGATATAATATAAATAGAAATTAAAGAAAAATTAGGAAATTGCGACAGCTGTCGCATTTAATACCCAGAACTCTCCTTAAACCATACTTCAACTATCACTAATAATCTGCTATATTATTACTAATAAACACAGTTCTATGTTATAG